TATGCAGTTGGTCAGCCTATGGGGGCTTTAAGCTCGTGGGCCATGCTGGCTATAACTCATCACTTGATAGTTCAAGTAGCGTATAAGTTAACTCGTAAAAGAGATGACTGATATACTAACTATGAATTACTGGGGGATGACATAGTACTATTTGATGCGGATGTCGCTAAGCAATATCTTTTAATTATGAAAGGTATTGGTTTAGAGATAAACTTATCAAAAAGTGTATGTTCTCCCACAGGTCAAGTAGTTGAGTTTGCCAAAAAGACCTTTCTGAAAGGTGAAAATGTATCACCTCTTCCATGGAAAGCATTTATGTCTCAAGATAATATTCTTGGACGTGCTTCCTTGGCATATAGCTTACACAATCGTATAAGTTATATGAATAAAGTTGGAATTATTAAAAAATTCTACTTTACTAAGAAGGCGAATATTCAAAATCTTTTTTTACTGAGTTTATTAAAAATATTCTCAAGTAATTCAGGAAAATGAACATTTTCAACTTTCAATTATATTTCTGAGAAATACGGTAAAATTACTTTTTTAAGTATTGCCGATATTCCTCAGAACTATTTTAATAATCTCCTTAAGAATTTCTTGACTAATAATCTTGAATTCTTCAATAAGGAAATTATTGAAAGTTCTTTTTCCAGCATGTTTAGACTCTTAAATTTTAAGAGTGTGACATTATTAAAAGCAAGAGATATCGAAAAGGATTGTGAGATTTTATCTCAATCAATCTTTTTTAGATTATTTCCTGAATTTGATAATCCACACTATAGGCAGACAGTAACTATGGATACTTTTATCAATAGTCCTGAAGCCTATAGCGATATTGTATATTCTATTTATTATGGAATATACTCTACCGTTCTGACGAATTTAAGATCCTTTAAAGATTCTTTAAAAACTAAGAATATTTCAGATGATTTAGACCTTCTTTACGAAGATTTATCTCATTCTGATAATTATTTTCAGTTTTTAGAGATTCTAAAAAGGGCTGATGAAAAACTTAGTTATACAAACAAAGTTTCAACTCAGAGTCCATCCTCTTTTATTAAAGAAATTAATAAAAGAAAATTTGACTTCTTTCGTTAAACCTTCAAGAGATCTTAAAAACCACAATTAATTGAGGTCCTTTCCTAGATAAATTTATTATCATAAGGGGGATTTCTTGCTGTTTGTTGATAACTTTTGATTTTCATCAATTTATTGG